TCGCGGAGGAACGTCAGCTTAATCGTTCCAACGGGCCCGTTGCGCTGCTTGGCGACGATCAGTTCGGTCGTGTCGGTCGCTACCTGGAACTGATCTCCTGCGGCTGCGGGACGCGCCATGAGGAGCACGACGTCGGCGTCCTGCTCGATGGCGCCGGACTCGCGCAGATCGGAGAGGCGCGGCGGCCGACTCTCCTTGTCGGCGGCGCGATTGAGCTGCGACAACACCATGACCGGGACGTTGAGCTCCTTCGCAAGTGCCTTGAGGCCGCGGGAGGCTTCGGCCACCTGCTGCTCGCGCGGCACGTCAGACTTGGACGGTGCCATTAGCTGAAGGTAATCAACGACGATGAACGCCAGCGGATGGCGCGCATGCACGCGGCGGGCGCGGGCGCGGATGGTCGAGACCGTGATGGTGCTGGAGTCGTCAATGAAAAGCGGCGCGCGCTTCATTTCGTCGGCAGCATTTACGAGGCGCAGTTGTTCGTCGCCGCCCCTGCTCAGGAATCCGTCGCGCAGCAGCTTCATGTTCACGCGGCTCCGGCTACACAGCATCCGCTGGACGAGTTGCGTAGCCGTCATCTCGAGCGAGAAGACGAGAACCGGCGAGCCTGCACCCTTGGTCGGCGCCGAGATGTTCTCGGCGATATTGAGGGCCAAGGCCGTCTTTCCCATGCTGGGGCGCGCGGCAAGGATGATGAGGTCGGCGCGCTGGAATCCCCACGTGAGTTGGTCCAGATCCGTGAACCCGGAGCACACGCCGGTCTTCTCGCCCTTGCGTTGAACCATGCTGTCGATCACAGCGAGCGCGTCTGGGACAATCTGCGCGGCGCGCTGCATTCGGTCCGAGATGCGGGTCTGGGTTACGGCGAACATCTGGCGCTCGATGTCGTCAACAAACTCGTCGATGCCGCCCGAGAAGTTGTAACAACCCTCAACGGCCTTGGTCGCCGTGCGTATGATCTCGCGCAAGAGGGCTTGTTCGCGCACCTTCTCGATGAAGTACGAGGCTTGTGCGGTTGTCGGGATGCGAGCAGACACCTTGGTCAGGAACGAGTACCCCCCGATAGCGTCGAGGCGCCGCTCGGTCTTCAGCTCCTCCGCGACCACCGACACCTCGATAGGTGCCTGGCGGTTGTAGAGCTCAACCATCTTCTCGAAAATGGTGCCGTGCTTCTGCTCGTAAAATGACTCCGTGGAGATGCGGGCCTCCAGGCAGCGCGAAATGACGTCGGCCCCGTCGAGCAGGCAGCACGAGAGCAAGTTCTCCTCGGCCTCAATCGAATTGGGCAATGTGCGCCCAAGCGCGGCCGCGCCGAGAGTGTGGTGGGTGGTCGTCATGGGGCGGCGACTAGGTCGTTGCGCATCGTGGCGGAGAGGTCGGCCCAGCGCGCGGGGATGGTGATTCCGGGCCACTTGGCGGCGGCCTTGAGGCGCCAGTCGGCCGGCTCGGTGTAGATGTCGGGGCGGGGCGCGGGCGCTGTAGCGTGGCCAGAAACGGCCTTGGGCTCGAAAAGCCCCTGCCAGCCGTTGCGGATCGTCTGGTCGATGGCCTCGATGGCGCGGTCGTGCCCCCATTCGGCGAGCTTGGCCCACTGCTTGGCGACGGAGGCCGGCTTGAGGGGCTTGAAGTGGGAAGCCCGACGGTGGGCGACATACTCGGCCCACTTCGCCTTGAACGCCTCGGTGAGAAGGCAATTGGGCATCGGCACCTCGGGAACTGGCTCTATTCCGAGGTTTGTTTCTGTTTCATTTTCAGTTTCACTTTCATCTTCCGTGTGGGCGGACAAATGCCGGACATTTCCCGGACAAGCACCGGACATTCGTGTACGTCGCTTTCGTTCCGCCTCTTGCGCACGCTCCTTAGCGTTGCGAACCATGCGCCGGTTGAAGATGGTGCCGTTGGCAGTACGGCTCGGGGCGCCTACGCTGTCTAGCTCAGCCAGAAGGGTCTCGTATTGCGCCAGGGTCTCACACCCGCAATGGCGGGCAATGATCGCTGGAGGAATAGGCGAGCCGTTCACGGAGAGGTAGCCGTAGCGGTCCGAGTCGTGCATCATTAGCAGCATCCGAAACCAGAGTCCTTGAGCAGAAATGGAGCAGGCCGCCACAGGATCGCGGAGGTAGTCGCCGGGGTAGATCATGAGGGCGGGACTTTTATTCATCCGGTGGGGCGGGAAGGGGAGAAACGCAGCGCGGTTAGGGGATCTTGCCCGTCAGTTCCCACTCGCGGATTTTGGCCTCGTATGCGGCCTTGAGCGGGGCTTCGTGGGCGGATTTGAGCGATTGCAGTTTCGAGAGGCGGGAGTTGTAGGTTTGCTGTGCGGAGGAAAGAGCGGCGCGAATTGCGGCGATGATGCGCTCGTCGCGGTGGATCGTGAGGAGCAGCGGCGGGAGCTGGCGCGAGTAGGAGAGGAACTTCCACCATGAGCGGCCGGTGACGTACATGGAGCCGTGGACTTGGGCGGCGTACTCCTTGGGCAGCTCGCCGTTGTCGAGGTAGCGGACGTGGGTCGCCGGCTGTGGGCACTTGATCTCGATGCCGCCGAAATCATCGCTATCTTCGTCGCCGTCGATCAGCCCGTCCGGCGAGCAGCCAAACGTGCCATCGTCGTTCGTGATGAAGCCGACGCGCCGCACCGTGACGCCTTGGGAGAACTCGAACCACGGGAGTGCCTCGGTCTCGAGGATAACGCCCTGCTCCATCGCCCACGAGGAGCCGGTGTCCAATGGGAAGCAGCAGAGATGTTCGGCTACCTTGCGGTAAATGTACGTGTCGGGGGTCTGGCCGGTGCGCGGCTTCCACTCGGGCGTGATGAGGTTGTCGAGCTCGGACGCCGTGAAGATGCCGGCGCGGGCCATTAGCCAAGCGGAAGAGCCCTGCTTGTGATCGTGGATCTTCACGACCGCTTCCTCCGGTGCAGCTCTGCCACGAGCACGTCGTAGCGGGACGCAGGAATCTCCTCATACTTGTCGGCGCCAGCGTACCGCAGGAACTTCGCCTCGTCCGCCTTCGTCTCCCTCACCAGTTCGCGCAGATACAGCGCCTTGTCCGGCGCAATGAAAGCGCCGTCGAGTGACGCGTCGCCGTCTTCGTCTTGGTAGGCGTCCTGCCGGATGACGATGTTGAGCGCGTTGAGCAGGGCATTCCGCTTGGCGGTCGTCGCCGCCTTGCAGTCGGCTTGGGTCTCGGAGTCGGCGCGGCCGGTACGGACGGCGAAGGAATTGGACTGCGAGTGACCGCCAACGTGGCGCAGGTGGCATGTCTCGAGCACGCGACCCTCGCGGAAGCCCATCGTGAAGGATACCGTGAAGCCGTGCTTCACGAGCAGGGGCGCAACCACGCGCATGACATCCTCGTACCGCTCGTACTTGCCGCGATTCGGTATGACCGTGGAAGCGACGATGACGGGAAGATCGGCCTGGAGCGCGACGAAGGCGGCATTGAACTGGCGCTCAGCAGCCTTTTCCTCCATCCGCTCGTAGAGCCCCACCAGCTTCTCGATGGCGGCGACGTTCTCTTGGGTTACGCCCTTTTCGATGACGGCGCCGAGCATTTCACCGACGGAAGGGCCGGAGCGCGTGGGCGCGGGGGCGAGTTGTGCGGCCGGCGCGGTGGCCAACGGAAGCTCGGTGTCAACGGTTGCAGTCTTGGTCATGGTGCGGATTCAGCTTGGTTGCAGTCGTGTTCGTAGTCGGTGCGGTCATTGGCCCTCCCGCCAAAAACCGAGTCTGAAAAGGGGAGGCCCCGATGGCCCAAAGGGCGCGCATTAGGTCTTCGTGGCGCTCGCGGCGGACCGCGGCCAATTGGTCGGAAAAGGTCGGGTCGGGTAGTTGGCCGATCATGGGGCGGGTTGCTTCGTGGCTTGAGCGATGTAGTTGGCGAGAACGTCGCGCGTGTGGCTGAAGAGGAAATCGGGGTTGCCGAAGGCGTCGGAGCGGTCGCCACAGGGCCACTTGATCTCGACGGCGAACAGGCTGTTGAACGGCACGATTCGGATGGATAGGGCCTCGTTTTCGGGAGCGCCCTGCGGGTCGAGGTCGTCATTCATAGTCTAACCTCCGGCGACTCCACCGCGCTCCGGTCTTCGTGCTGGCGCACCTCGGTCCGGCCGTAGTCGGCAGGAAACAGCGCCTCCTCCAGCGTCCGCCGGCAGTACGTGCTACCCGCGATTAGCCGCGGAAAGCCGGGAATCGGCTGCGTCAGGTTCCAGTGCTCGATCACGCCGCCGAACTCGCCGAAGTCGGAAGACCCGATGTATTCGGCGGTCTCGCGCAGCGCCGCGTCGCGGTCCTGGGGTCGGAGGAGGCCGCTGGTCATAGCGCCCCTTCCCGGCCCAATTCGGGGGCCTTATACCCCTCGTTTTGTTCCCGTTTTGTTGCCAACCACTCTGGTTTAGAGTGGTGGCTCAGACCGGAATCGAACCGGTGATTCAAGACCCCCGGTGAAAGCCGTCTAAAAGTGGTTGCATCCAGCAGGAGAAAAGTTGCGTCGGGTGTGTTCTGCTGTTGCCGGTTGTTGCCGTGCCCCGCGACGCCAACGTCTACACGCGCGATGATCGCCCCCACTACTTCGTCGCGTACTTCTGCACGCGCCGCCTGAAACGCGTTCATGAGGCGACCCCCTTCCGGGTCGACGACCCGACGGGAAAGCGAAAGGCCCACGCCTTCGCCGCGGCCAAGAGCGAGGCAGCAATCGCGTTCCGCGGTGCCGCCAAGCGCGAAATCTGGAACGCTTGGGTGCCGCGCTACGTCAATGATCGCTACCGCTCGAGCCCGCTCAGTCTCAAGCGGGCCGCGAACGCCTGGGCGTGGCTGAACCTGTACCTGGTCGAGAAGTCCATGCACGTGCCGGCGACCGTCACCCACGAGCACGTCATGAACTACATCCCGTGGCGTCTCGGCCATACCCGCCATTGCGGAAAGGCGTACTCGCGGAATACGGCCATCACCGAGTTGAAGATTTTCGGCGTCATCATGGACGAAGCCGTGCGGCGCGATTACTGCCTGCGCAATCCGTGCGCGCGGCTTCGGCTGCGGCGAGACCCCCCGAAAGAGAAGCCCGAGCTGACGGACGAGGAGATTGCGCTGATTCGCGCCGAATGCGCGCGCCGCGAGGCGCATCTGCCGATTGCGGCGCAATGGATGACCACCTCGTTTGAAATCGCCCTGCATACGTGGTGCCGCCTCTCCAGCACGCAGATTCCAATGCATCTGGTGGATCTCGAAAGGGGCGAACTCACCGTGCGCGCCAAGGGAGGCAAGATGCAGGCGATTCCGATTCACGAGAATTTGGTCCCGCGGCTGCGTGCGCTCAGGGCGGCCAAGGCACCATTCACCTGCGTCCTGCCGAGGCTCGCGGCAAAGGAGTGGTGGGCGCTGCGCCAGAAGATCGGAATTGGCCACACGTGCTTTCATTCTACGCGGGTTTCAGGCATAAGTCGCGCGCGGCGCGCAGGCGTGCCCGAGTCGTTTGCAATGAGGATTGCGGGGCACAAGAACCCGACGGTTCACCGGATTTACCAGCGCGAGCAGACGGGCGAACTTGCGGCGCATCTGAACAAGGTGAAGTTTGCCCCGGCTCCAGAGCCCACGCCCGGCGCGCAACAAACTCCGGGTGGTTCTCCCACCACTTGAGGATGCCGCGGCGCGTGGCGAACTGGCCGCGCCAGGGGCATTCTGGAGTGTTGCGGGAGGCGCGGTGCATCGCCTTGAGGTAGGAAGGGGATAGGCCGGTGGCGTCGGATTGCCGGTCGTAGCCGCGGAGCGGGGTGGAGTCGTCGGGCGCACGCGTCGTCGTGGTGACGGAGTAGTGACCGGGGGCGACTGTGGGCGCGGCGTTCATGATTCGTTCGCTAAGGCTTCTCGATTTTCACCCAGCCCTCGCGCTGGCCCAGGAAGCGCACGCGGCCGGCGCGGCGTTCACGCTGCAAAAGCCGGTCGGCAACGCGTGAGGGGGACGCGTAGCGGACGCCCATACCAAACGCGCCAATCCCCGCTCGCGTTGCAGCGGCGCGAACATCGTTGAACGTGAAAACCCCGACCATTGCCTCGAGGATCGCGGCTTCTTGCTCGGGGGTGATGATGACTCCGTTTTGCGTCATGTGTTGTTCCCCTGTCAGGGGTTCAGCGCGGTCTTGGCGATGGCCGAAGAAGTGGTGCCGCGGAGTTTAGAAATCCGCTCCAATGCCTCGCGCAGCCTGGCGTTCTCGGCCTCCTGGGCGTTTAGCGTGGTCCGCGCGCGCATGAGCGTGAGTATGGCGGGGTGCTGCTTCTGGCGCAGATCGTCGATCCATCCGTCGAGGGCTTCTTTGAGGTCCGCGTCTATGGTTCGTTCAGGCCACCCGCGGCATTTTGCCGTTCTTCTCCCCGCGAACCGACTTCCACCACAGTTCGGGAAGCCCGGTCCACTCGTAGATCGAAGCGTCAAGGCGCCACACGCGGTAGCGCCAGCGATACCAGCGCGAGTTAGCACGGTTCCAGTTGATGGGAGGCTTGATCGCGCCGCGCACGCCGTAGCGGAGGCGGTAGAGAAAACGAACGACGATCTTCATAGGCGTTGTTTAACTTGCGACCTTCACCCCGTCGCTAATCTCGCTCAGCCGCTCCGCGCTGTTCGCGATCAGCGGCACGAACGTCCGCGCCTCGGCCGGCGTGATCGCCGTTCCGCCCTCCGAGGTCGGGCACTGCGCCGCCGCGATCCGCGACAACGCCTCCCTCTGCCGCTGCTCCGCGCCGTACATCGCGTCCCGCAGCTCCGTCAGCGCCGCGATCAGGTCGTCCAGGATGATCCGCAGCACGCCGCACCAGAAATGCGCGCCCCACCATCCCGCCGCACGCGCGCGCTCGGCCACGCTCGCGAGCTTCGCCGACAGTTCGGCAGCGTAGCCGCCGACGGTGGATTTGGGGTCTTCGATCATTTGTCCGCGTCCTTTTTCTCGCGTTCATCCGAAAGGATTTTCGCGTTCGATCCTACGGCACCAATGAGTCCCGAGAAATATTTCCAAATCGCGCTCACGGTGCCGCCACGAATCGCGCTCACGGTGCCGCCACAAATCTCGCTCACGGTGCCGCCACAAATCGCGCTCACGGTGCCGCCACGAATCGCGCTCACGGTGCCGCCCCAAATCTCGCTCACGGTGCCGCCACAAATCGCGCTCACGGTGCCGCCACAAATCTCGCTCACGGTGCCGCCACGAATCGCGCTCACGGTGCCGCCACAAATCGCGTTGATAACCATCGAATGCGCCGATTCAACCTTCGCGCCGGGCGCGATGATGAACTGACCGCCGATGAGCAACTGCACGTCGCCTTCGACGATGATGGACTTGATGTAGGCGCGGAGCTTGTCGGTCACCGCGACCTTCATGTCGTCGTCGAACCACTCGGGCGTCCGTTCTTCGTCGATCCGGAGCTTGTATTCGTCGACCAAGTGGGCCTTGTCCATGGACGAGGGCGTGAACTCGACGCGGGCGAAGTAGAGGCGCGCCTTGGCGGTGTCGTTCAGCTTGTGGATGACGCAAAGCTCGGAATGGCTCTCGGTCCACGGAGACATGAGGAGCTTGAAACCGCCTTTGGCTGACTCGTCCTTGAGGACGATGGCGCTTTTGAATTGGCACATGGGGAAGCTGGGTTAGGTGTTCACCGCGCCCGGCGCGCGGCGCGGGTGAGGGTGGCGACAACGTCGACGCCCTTGGATTGGGCCTCCCGGACAACTTCCATGACCTGTCCGTCGGGCCTGCCGTGGTTGGCAAGATAGCGGGGGACGTAGTCCTCGACGGCCATCCGAACAAGCGCCCCTTCCCGCACCCCGAACCGCTTGTAAGCCTCCTCCAATAACCCCTTCGAGTTAGGCGTAATTTTGGCGCTCACAGGCACCGTAAACCCCGAGTCGTCGTTCATCGGGTCCACTAGGAATACTAGGAATCTTTAGTAGTCAATAAAAAAGTTTCCCTAGTATACGGATCGCGCGTTTTCTGATGCGCAAATGCCACGCCGAGGCGACACGGTCTACGATGACAGCATCAGCGTCAAAATCACCAAGGCGCAGCGCGCGGAGTTTATCGCCGCAGTTCAGAGGATCGGGAGTACCGAGCCACTAGTCCTTCGTGATCTGATAAACTCTTTCGTCAAAGCGGTGACGATGGGGGTTGCCCTCCGCGTCGGCCACATGGCGATTGTGCCCACTGAGGGGCTTAACGGATCTAACTCGAATCCACCCTCCGCGCCCGACGCGGAGAAGTTGAAAGAGATCGTCGACATGCTCTACGCAGAAGTTCGAGCAAGAACGGGACGCGGTCGGAAGCGCGAAGGCCGCGACCGTGATTAGAAGCGCGATACCGTCGAACCAAGCGAAGCGCGTCGGAGGGACTGATATGCTGTTTTACGAACCTAGCCAAACCGCTTCTCAGGAAGCGTGCGCCCTGGGGCTGGGGCGCAGACGAGGTTTTGGAACCCATGTCCGACCGTCAGGCTTTTCCCGATGGGGAGGCGAGGAAAAACACGGTAGGGAGAATTTACTACGACGCGTTAACACGCATCGGGTCATTTTGTGAATAACTTCGCCCCATGTTCACCGCCGCTTTGATCGTTCTGGCGCTGGTTCTGATCGGAATTTGGGTAAGACTTGGGGCTGTTCATGTCGCCCATGAACAGGGGTTGCTCGCTATCGCTGCGGAACTGCGCGCGCTTCGGGCAAAGCTGGAGCAGGCTGAGAACGCTTCTTGGGCCGCCGGGGATGACGTACGGCGGGCAGTCGAGGACGCATCGTCGAAGATTCTGAAAGCCGTGAATGCCGAACATGAGATGCGATTCGCACCTGAGCCACTTGGGCGTCCGCATCAGCGCCCGCGCGCGCCGCAGGAAGCCACTTCCCCATGAGCAACGCCATCGAGCAACGCCTCGCCGCCCTGTCGCAGCGCGAGCAACAACTGGAAACCGAGCTGCGCGACGTGCGCATTCGCCTAAGCGAGCTCCGGGCGCTGGCCGCACCGAACGGAGCGGCGCCAGTCGTAGCCCCTGCGCTCCCGGTCGCAGCTAGGTCCGCAGACGCGCCGGTCATCTATGCTCCGCGCCCGCTGGCGCCTCGAGGCGCCCTGGAGGCCGCCGTTCGCGCCGTGTTCACGAAGAACCCCGGAAAGAAGCTGTCGAATAACGAGGTGCGCCGCTTGGTTGCTGATGGCGGCTTTCCGTACCGGCTCGACGCGCAGAACGTGAGCCCAGTGCTAAAGCAGCTCACAAAAGAACGGTTTTTAAAGCGCGAGGGCAGGCACCAGTTCACGACCTACGTTCACAAGCCCTGAGTGCGACGCCGGTTTCGCGTTAGGGCCGTAACGGCTATTTCGTGGGCTTGTCTAGCGCGATTTGGGAAAGGATGTCGTTAGCCTCCACCTTGGCCCTCTCGTGAGCAGACGGCCGGGAAAGCACTTCCAGCGCGAGTCCGCGCGCCAGATGGTTCAACGACGTCGCGATGTTCTCCAGCTTCTCGTCCCGCTTCCCGTCCCGCCACATGAACCAGATGAGCACGGGGGCCAAGATACCGGCCTGCGCCATGCCCGTCCATACCGGCTCGGGGATTTGCGCGATGAATAGGATGAGGCGATCGCTCACGGCTTGTCGTCTTTCTCCCGCGGCCGCTTCTGGGTGTAGTCCTTGACTCGCGTTTCGTGGGAAAAACCCGGAAAGCTGACCTTCCACTCGGCCGCCTCGGCATTCAGCGTGGTTTCCGTGACCTTAACCCCCGTGGCCGTCGCCTCCACCACGACCCCCATGCTGGCCGTCCGGGAGTGGATTTCAGAATCCTTCAGGTTTGGAAGCCGCCTCACGCAGCCGACCGCGCACAGCGCCCCCAGCAGATTCACGACGGCAATCGTTCCTGACTTCATCGGGTTGTGAGACAAGCCAAGGGACAAGCCTTCGCTTGGCAATTACAATTTTGGTTATTGTTTGCGGGGAAACTCGGTCTGGAGGAACTGCAAAAACCCATTCGGCTCGTTCCGCGAATCCGCCTCGATGCTCATGCGCGCGAATTGTGCGAGATTATCCGGCATGCGGCGCCCGTGATTAGGCTGCGCCATGAAGCGCTGGTACGGCTGCGACAGGATCATGTTCCGCATCGGCCCCGTCGCTGCGAACATCGCCGCCGCTGCCATTCCCTGCGGGGCGCCGCTCGCCGCCGCCGTGGCCGTGCCGAAGGGCAAAAGCTGGTTCACGCCGGCCGTTGGAGTGCTCGCCGCGTCTCTCATGCTCGAGCGAAACGGCGCGCTCTGCTGCGTCTGCGCAATCGTGCGCAAGTTTCCCGTCAGTGGGCGCCCCTTGTCCAGCGAACGCCCGAGCAGCGGTGCTGACACGTTCGCGTCGCCGAGATTCAGCGCCTTCTCGATCTCGTACGCCTTAGCGATCTTTCGGCGAGATTCCTTCAACTGCCGCGCCAGGTCATCGCGGCCAATTTTCTGCGCCGCAATCTGGATTTTCTCCTCCAATTCCTCCGAAAGCGCCTCCGCCGCGACCGCCTTTTCCAAATCCTCTGGGCGCCCGTTGCGGAAGTGGGAATTGTAGTAGAGTTGCGCGTCGTGCCGGGCCTTCTTGAGGGCGTCCACATCCGCCGCGGCCTTTATCGCAAGCTCGCTCTGCTCCTGCACGTATTTCGGGTCCGAGCGCAGGATTTCGAGCTCGTGCTGGTTCGTGGCCGTGAGGGCGCTTTTCCGCTCAAGCGCGTCCAAGTCGGCCTTCGCTTTCGTGGCCATTTCGGAAATCTCCTGGTACGGCTTGGCTGCATTCGCACGCACCTGTCGCAAGGTCGCTTCGGTGAGTTGCGCCGTGACCGGGAGGCCAAGCTCCTTTTTCGCCAGGGCGTTCGTGATTTCCTGATTACGCGCTACGGCCTCCTGAGCCGTCGCCGCCTTTCCGGCAATGCTCTCAAAGAGTTTGTTGACGCGCGAGGGGTCGATCCGCGACGGAGGTACGACATACCCGGCGGCCTGCGCCTCGCGGATCGTTCGATCAACGACCGCGTTTTGCATCTCGCGAAACTCAACCGCGGCCGAACGGACGCCCTTGTCGAGTTTTGAAGCAACCGCCGTCCCAAGGACTCCTGCACCCGCGGCTGTCGCTCCTTCCGCCAGTGTCGGCATCCGCCCTTCCGAAACGAGCGTCTCCGTTGCCTTGGCGGCCACATTCCCACCGGCCTGCTTCGCCCCCTCCTTGGCCACCTGCCGCACCGAGGCGGCTGCCAGCGGGCCGCCAGGGACGGCGCCGGCGACGCCAGCACCAAGGGCCTTCCCTACGTTGAAAGGGTTCCCGCGCCGTAGTTGGCCGACCGCGTTCCCGGCGGCGCCCCCGATGAACCCACCCACCGGCACCGTGACTGGCGCGAACGGGCCGCCTGCCGCTCCCACGGCCTGCCCGACGGCCGCCCCGCCGCCCTCCAGCCCCGCGTCAACGACCGCTCCGGCCATCCGCTTCGCCGGCTCCTTCGAGTAGGGGAGGAAGTTCCGGAAAAGCATCGCCGCGCGCTCCCCCGCGCCGCCCTGAGCCCATTGCTGGCGCTGTGCCTGGATCTTCGGATCAGCCGGCGGACCAGCGACGGGACGCGCCGCCGGAGCGGCCGTCTGCGCGCGCATACGCCGAATCTCCGTCGCCAAAATCTGCGCGTCCTCCGTGTTGCCGGCGGCATCGGCCTTCACCAGCGCCGCCTCAAGCTCTTTGAGCGTGGCCATCAGCGGTATTTCTTGAGAATGTCGTCAACCGTCTTCGACTCTTCGCCCGTCTGTTTCAGGTCCGACTTCAGGAATTTGGAAATCGGGTTGTCGCGGTAGAACTGCTGATTGTCCTTCGCGGTGACCGCACGATCGCTCGCCTCGATGTCCGCGAAATACTCGCCTCTCGCGATCTCGCGCCGGGCAACCGCGTCCATGAAGTCCATGATGTAGCTTGCGCCTTTGGCCGAGTCCGTGAACTTCGCAACGGTGTTGGCCAGGAGCTCGCGTTCCGGCTGCGTGATCTGGCCTTGGCCCTTGAGGCGAGCCGCCGCCGTGACCGCCATGTCGGCATAAGCCGTCTGCAAGGTCTCCGACTTCGACGTGTCGAAGACGGGCTTGTCGCCCGGAACGAGGAAGTTGATTGCCTGCTGAAGGGCGCGAACCGTCGTTTCGCCACGGCCCTGCTTCGTGTCCTGCTCGAGCAACGCACGCGCGCGCGAGGTCTGGTCGAGCGTTTCCTGGTATTGCTGGGCCTTCCCAATGACCTCCTGAACCATCGCGGCCATGGCCTTCGACCGCTCCTCCTTGTACGCCTTTTCCGCCGCCTCTTCTGCGCTCGGGTAGGGGCGCGGGGTCTGGGAAACCGGGCCCTCGGCAAACTTCTTTCCGGTCGTGGCGTCGTACGTGACCTCGATGGGCTCGCCCCTCGGTCCGGACTGGCGAACGCGCTCAAGGACCATCGTGTCCTTCGGCTTCGCGGCCGCGATCTCCTTCTGCGCTTGAATCTGCGCCAAGGTCTCGGGGGCCGGCGCCTGCCCGGTAGCCTGCGCGAGCTGTGCCGCCTGCGCCATAAACGGGTTCTGGGCCATCTGCTGCTGCATCCGGTCCTGAACCTGCGGAGCGTAGACGCCGCGGCCGACACCCTGGCTCATCTGCTGGAACTGCCGCAGTCGCTCCAATTGCGCCTGCTGCTGCTGAGCGCGCTGGATCTCCAATTGACGCATCTGCGCCTGCTGCTGCTGCTCTTGCAGCTTGGTTTGAAGGATCGTGTTCTCCAGCGCCCCTTGCAGACGGTTGTAGCGCGCTTCGGGCGACTCCTTCGGATCGACCGAAAGGAACTGTTTAACCGACTCCTCGCCGCCGAACTTCTCCGGATTGTTCTTGATGAAGCTCTCCGTGGCCTTCGCCTTAGAGAGGAAAACGTTGTTCTGCTCGTTGCGCCTCTGCCTAGCCTCGATGAAACGGCCGATCCCGGCGCCGAGGTCACTAATCCCGCGCCCGAGCAACTGACCGCTGATGTCCTGGACTCCTGGTGCGTATGGCATGGTTTAACCCGGGACGATTCCGCCAAGCATGGACATGAACGAGCCCCAGAGGGCCGAGCGGTTGTTCCTTCCGGAAATCTTGTTCGCCTGATCCGCGTTGAAATTCGTGTTGTAGAGGTCAGACGCGTACGAATTGAACGGGTTTGTCTGGTTGTACACATTCCCCAACTGCCCGGTCGTCGCCCCGCTCGTACCGAAAATACCCGCGTTCGTGCCCTGGTTCGCCGACGTGCGGCCGAGCACGCCCTGATACGGGTCGAACGACGTGCCGGCGAAGTTCTGAAACGCCTGCTGCAAACGTTGATCCTCGAACTGGCGCCGCTGCATCTCCGCCTGATCGACGTAACCGAGGTTCGCGAACTGTTGTTGCAAGCCCTGCCGGTTGAAATCGCCGTACTGGAGGGCCTGATTATTGCGGGTGATGTCTGCCTGCTGGTTCGCGAGCGCTCCCTGTTGGTTGAGTTGGTTCGTCGCGAGCTGCGCCTGCTGGTTCGCCATTCCTGCGTTGAGACCGAGCTGGGCGTAATTGAGCCCCATCCCCTGATTGGCGAGGTCGGCCTGCAAGCCCATGCCAGCGTAGTTCTGCGCCGCGTTCGAGTAGCCAAGTGCGTTCGCGAACCCCTGCTGGCGCTGGCCGAATCCCGTCGCGTCGACCGACTGAGCGAATGCGCGCCGCTCCGCCTCGCGCTGACGCGCCACCGCATCGCGGTTCAAAACCTCCTGACCGATGGCCGCGTTGCTGTTAATGAGTCCGCGCGCCGCGAATGCCTCGCGCGCGGCCTGCGTCGCGTCGCGCGTTTCCTCCGCAGACAAACCGCGCCCGAGCTGCAATCCCTGCAACGCCTGTTGCTCGAGTGTGCGCTGGATGTCGCTTCCGGTGTAGCCCAAAGACCCCATCGCGCTCTGCAAGCCGGCGTCCGAGGTGGCCGCGCGGACATTGTTGTAGGAATTGGGCGCCCCCACCGTGGGCATCGCGAAGTTGCTCCCGACATCACGAATCTGACCGCTTTGGAGAGGTGCGAACCCCTGCTGGGCAATCCCCGCCATCTGGTTGTATGCGGCCGTCGGAGCGACGCCTTGGAGTGCCCGATCCGAGATGACGTTGCGATAACCGTAAAGCTGCGGGTTGGCGTCCTGGTAGAGCTGTTGCGCCATGCCGCCCAAATTGCGCACGTCATTGAGGTCGGCCGTTCGCTGCGCCGTGTTCGCCCGCTGGCTCTGCTCACTCGCCGCCTGCGTGAGCGCCTGATTGATGCCCATGAGGCCGCCACCTCGTTGGATTGCAGCCTGATCGAGGTAGGTGGAAGTGTTGACCGCCTGGTCAAGCCACTGTTGGCCGCCGCCCGCGCCCCAGCCGCCGGCATCTTGGTAGCCCTGCCAAAACTCGGTGTTGCGGGTCGGCTGACCCTCGGCGTTCAAGCCGAAGAACTGGCCCACGTCCACCGAGCCGAACAGGGAATTACGGAGGAGATTTAAGTCCGTGTTTACGTACTTCGGCGCCCACTCGTTGTACGCGGCCCACTGATCGGGCGCCAACGCGATCTGCGCCTGGAGGGTGTTGGCCCCTTCCGAGTAGAGGTCGCGCATCCCTTCGGGCGTGTTCATCGTTGGAAGAGAGGCCGTCTGGGGTGTTGACGCCGTGCTTCGCATCATACCCATCGCAACAGGCGGAGGAACCGTCGGAGTCTGAACCGGCGTCTGCGAAGGGACGGAGGGAGCGATGGGCGGCGGATTGAATTGCGCCGGCGGAGGTGCGACTGGAACGGAAGGTGCCGAAACGGGCGGCGGTGGCTCGGGATCTCCGTACAGTTCGGCTTGCTGCGCCGCGGTGACCGAATTGACGGGCGCGTACGACTCGGCTCCCGGCGTGGCCGAATAGCCGGAACCGAGGGTGCTTTGAACCATCCCAACGAGACCATCCGCGGTGATGTTTCCACCGTATCCGGCGTTGGTCTGATTCGCCAGGCGCACAGCCTCTTGCACCTCCGGCGGCGCGTCCGGGTCCACCTCCAAAATCTGGCGATTAACCCCTGGCGTGTTCGTCGGTACGCTCCGAAAGCGGATATAGTCGTTGATTGAGGCCATGGGTTAAGCGGCGACTGCTTTGATGAGCCCGAACGACAGAACGACCGCCTCGGAGAGATTGCCGCCCGTGTAGTTTCGGAGGGAGATTCGGAAGGAGCCGGCGGCGACAGCATCGACCGTGACTGTGTAGGAGTCGGCGGTGGCGCCGGACTTGATGTTGACGGTGACGACGTCCGTTGCCGCGACGACGCTGTTCGTCACCGTGAACCCCACGCTCGTCCCCGCGTTCAGGGCAGCGTTGTTCATCGTGATCGTGCCACAGGGCTTGTTGATCGTTACGCCTGTACTCTTGCTTGTGGCCTGCGTCACGGCGCCACCCGTGCCGGATACGTAACCGATGCCATTTGAGCTCGCCAGCATCGTGTTGGTGACCTCGGCCGTCCCAATCGTCACGGTTGGCTGTGCAATCAGATTTAGCTTGGTGAAAGTGATCGGGTCCGACGCCGACGTGAAGGTATAGCCTGGAGTGACGTTGGCCATCAGAGTACCTGAGTGAAATTGTTGCGGTCGCCGGTACGCGCTTCCCCGCCAATGCCGTTCAGCGACAGCACGCCTTGCGCGTTTTCGACCTTGTACCAGACCAGCCGGCCCTTGCGCCGGAAGATGAGCGGAATACGGTAGTCCTGCCGCATCTCCGGTAGGAACCCGCTTTGCGGCTGGATGCTTTCGCTCGGCAGCCCCGCATAATCCTTCCTGCCAGCGCGGTTGTAGTTGTCGCCGGAATTGTTGAGATTGTACATCGAATCCCCGAAAATCCACGACTGCGACCGCGAATAGGTCTGGTTCGTGATGAGCGCCGAGGACTCGGAAGCCCCGTCCACGTACGCCGTGACGGAGTAGGACGGCCGCCACGTCGAGATGTCCGCCCACATACGGCGGTTGACGCGGTTCTCGTCGGTCATGCGGTAGGCTCGCGTTGTCACCGAAGACGAAATCTCCGCTACCGTTGTCCCGGTTATGTCGTTTGAGCCTTCGTCCGTGACGAAGATTCGCCCGTCCTCCGTGATCGCATGCATGCGTTGAAGGCCGAGATAGTTCGCGACTGCCCATCCTTGGATAGACATGCCGAGGCCATCGGCGAAATTCCATTCCCCGTACCAATTCTCCGTAACGAAATTGTAGACGACTACCGCGTTGCAAACGGTCGAGTTGTCCAGCGGGATGGCCACGTAGAGCTTGTTGTCGTTGTAGCCCATCGAGACCTTGTACGCGAAATTCCAGTTCACCCGGTTGAACAGGCGCTGGATGTTCCGCGACAGGGGAAGCGTCTTGTGCTGGACCGCGTTGTTTGTCGCCGTGAGCGTGATTAGGTTGATGTTCCGGTCGCTCATGTACACGACGTCGGGCCCGACCGACACAACGGCGTTGATTCCAATGGCGCCCACCTGTCGCGTAATCTCCGTGGCGACAATGTCGCCGAGGGAGCCGTCAACACCGCTTATTGCCAGAATGCTTCGATTCTTGAAGACGAGGATCGTGGTGTCGCCAAAGGGGTAGGTAGTGACTAGGTAGTTGGAATCGCCCTTCGACAGGTTAAACGAGTTGTCGAGATTATTCCAAGTAGTGAAGTCCAGCACGTCGGATGCAGATAACGTGTCCTTGCCATCAATGGCCCAAAGACGATTCTGGCAATACAAGGCTTGGACACTCGCCGGAATCGAGCCGGTGGCCACCGTAAATGTCGTTGACCAGTCCCCATCCCAGACGAGCGGCGTCTCATTGGGCCCGCGGAATATATAGACCTTGTTATTGGCCTGAACTAACGTGGACTGTTCGGACACCTCCTCACCGGACGGGTAGTCTACCACGCGCGGAGTGCTACCGTGAGCATAGAAGAACGCTGAGTATGCACCAGCCAACGCAACATAAATGGCGCCTGGGTCGTTGGGGTCCGAGAAATTTGAGGAGGCATAGATGCCACCCGAAGATACCAGCACCTGCTGGGCAATCGTCGAGTTGCCTGAGACTCCAACAAACAATCCTTTTCCGTAGGTAATGGCTGAGCCAGACCAACTACTAGGAATTGTGCGGGTGCTCCATGTTATACCGTCCGATGACACAATGACGTGTGGGCCGTTAGAGACGGCCACAAAGATACCACTGCCGGCCCCGTAGACGACGGACACCCACGCCCGCGCGGACTCTGGATTGGCTCGTGCCGTCCATGTCACCCCATCAGGCGATGTCATGATGCGTGATCCACTGCCAGCTAAAGCGACTGCGACGAAAACGCCGTTCCCATATGCCACTGAGGTCCAATCATCGTCGGCGGCTGACGCTCTTGCGGTCCACGTGATTCCGTCGGAAGACGACATCACGCGGTTGCCGGTGCCCGTCGTGGACACAGCAACAAACACCCCGTTTCCATACGCTACCGACTTCCACCTGTTATTCGCGGCCGATGTTCGACTTGTCCACGTGATCCCATCCGGACTGGTCATCACGCCGTCGCTAGCCACCGCCTGAGCCACCGCGACGAACAGCCCATTCCCATATGTTACCGAATTCCAACTGGACCCCTCTGAGGCCGATCGGGTGGTCCATGTTATTCCGTCCGCGGAAGTCATTATCGCCGTCGCAGCGACCCCGTCGCTGTTCACGGCGACATATGTGCCCGAACCAAATGCGACAGCCACCCACGTCCCGAACATGGAGCTGGAACGAATTGTCCATGCAGTACCATCCGGAGAGGTCATCACTTGATTCGTGGTGGGACCTGGAGCGGCGTTCCTGGACACAGCAACAAAAAGGTTGTCGCCGAAGGTAACCGAACTCCACGAGTTCGACTGGGCTTGGGTTCTCAATGTCCACCCAAATGCCACAGAAGCCGTGCATACGAACCCCCCGCGCGTGACCGCATCCTGCGTGCTGAAATCGACGTTCACCGCATCCTGAACCAGACGCGGGCCCAGGTTCTCTGGCGTCGTGTACTGATCGACCCCGACAAAGCCGTCGTCGCCGTCCGCAATCGGAACGTCGTCCATCGGGCCATATGTCCGGTAACGGTCCATCAGATTACAGGCTTCGTCGCCTCCGCGAGTTTAGCCTCCAACTCCGTTATCTTCGCCTGCAAAGCGTCCCGCTCCTCAAACGCTCGCGCGAGGTTCGCGATCAAGTCGCGAACGTTGTTCTGCGCCAGCTGGGCCGTGATGTCCGCCTGCCGATGTTCGAGCGTCATCACAAGCCTCCCGCGATTTCACTACGACGGCGAATAAGCGCCGCGAGCTGCGCATCGGTCACGGTTACACCGCCTCCGACCGAAACGGTGGTTTGGGTGGCGGGCGCCGCAAGTAGATCAAAGGACACCGCCAACTCTTTAGAAGACTCCTCCGAGTCGTTTGGGTCAGCATCATTGACGTAACGCCTTTTGAAAGCGGATGTGCATGTAACGCTGACCGGATTGGTGCCACCGTTTTGGTACACCGGCACAGCTGAGAATCCAGCCATGCGATACGTAGAACGCGAGTAGGGCATTGCTGTGTGCTATTTAGCGATCCAACCTGTATTCCCTGCGCCAGACTCCTTGACGTACAGGGTGGTCGACGCACCGCCGTCCGTGCGGAGGAACAGTGAACCAACAGGAGCTGTGACCGCACCCTCCGGCGTTCCGGTTCCCGCGCGAATCTGCGTCGTTCCACTCAGGAGTAGCCGCAACGCGTGAAGTTCCGCGTAGCCTCCGTCGTCCGCTGTGATAACCTGTAGTGCAGCGCTCAGACGCTTCAGCGCCGGGAAGCTCGCGGACGTCCCGCCGAACTGAAGGCGGCTAAAGTCCGTGGCGGCGGCGTTTGAAATTCTAAGGACGCCGTCAGCCGCGGCCGACAGCCTCGTGCTTCCCGTTGTGATGTAAATGTTCCCGGCCCCTCGAACCTCGCCCGCGAAGGTCGCGTTCTGCGAGGAGTCCAAGGTGAGTGCCGTTACGCCGCCCGACTGCAAAATCAGCGACCGTCCCGAGGCGGCAGTGAGGAGGGCGTTTTGGCCAGAATCCCACGCCATGGCTCCCGTCGTGTCGGCGACGGTGACGGCGCTGTTTTGAATCAACGTGCCGGTAGTACCGTCCCAGCGTACGATCGCGTTGTCCGTCGTCGTTGACGAAGAGCTACCAACGGGCGACACTGACCCGGCCGGACGGTTGGCGTTGTTTCCTAGGACAACGGGATTGCCAGAAAGGGCCATGGGATTAGATCGCGCTTGGGCTGACTTGAATCGCCGCGTTAGTGCTCCCTTGGCGGATGAACTTCGCGGCGTTGAACCGCTCTTTCTTCCACGTCATCATCTGGCCGGCATAGAGCCGGTGCCCGTTCGTGCTCGTGGGCGCGCTCCCGTCGAAGGTCACCATCACGTCGGCGTCCTGCACGTCGAGTTCAACGGTAACGACGTAGGATTGCGTGTAGGCCGTCCCCTGAACGCCGCCCGCAGTACTGTCCACGGTGATGCGCTGGTCCGCGATCTGTGCGCCCGCATTGTCGCGCGCGGGAAGCGTGTAGAGGTTTACGATGCCACTAGGGCCGGATGCGCCTGCTGCCATGGTGATTCCTTGGGTTAGTAAATTCGGGCCTGTGAGGTGACGTGGGTCTGAACTTTCATTGGGAGAACCCAGCCCATCTGCCGCTCCTGCCGGTCAAACTCCTGGTCGAGCCGGTTGTTCGCGACCTGTTCGGCGCCTTGCGCCTTGTCCATCTGGCCGTCCGAAAGCAGCCACTCGGAGTAGACACGGTAGCAGATGAAATCGAAGAACACCGCCGGGATCTCCAGCAGCTCCCACTTGCTCGGCGTATCGTCCGGGTCTTGGCCGGCCGACGTGGCGGCGAGGCATTTGTAGTAGTTCGATTTCCCGTCGGCCGCCGTGTAGTAGATCTGGTCGCCGATCGCGTACGTATCCGTCGCGTCGAAGTCGTCGCCTTCAAACGTCGGGCACCGCTTGCGGAAGTAGAGCCACACCAGGTTCGGCATCGGCGCCACGTAGTTGACGGGCTGCACGAAACCGCCCCCGCCAAACTCCGGGATGATCTGGATGCCGCTCGGCGTGAGCTCGTATCCCTGCGGCCGCGGGTTGTTCGGCCATACGGGACTGTCGCGCCACACCTGAAAAACGGCCTCAATCTCACTCTCTCCCGTCTGGTCCCACGGGATGAGCATGCTGTCCGGGCTGGGGTAGGTCGTCTGCTGGAGCGAGGCCCCCCAGAAATACAATCCCTTGGTGACATCGCCTGCGTAGCTGATCGTGCTCCCGTCCGTCGACACCTGGAGCGCGACCGAGCCGCTTCCGGCCGTGCTCGAGCTGGTGAGCGTCGCCGTGCAGAGAAAGAACCCGTTCGGCTCCGCCTGAATGCTCGTGTTCGTGAAGTTCGAGACGGTGCCGATGACGCCGGTGGAGACGTTGAAAAACGCCGTGTAGGTCGTCGTCCCGTCGGAAACGGAGAGGTACGCGTAGCTGCGACCGAGCGCGCGCGCATAAAACGACACCTGGTAGCCGGTCGTCGGGAAGAAGGCGATGGATTGCGCCGTCTTGTGCTCGCCGTTCGTGACAGTCTCCAGCGCCTTGGACGCAGTAACGCGACTGTCCGCCGGGTTGGCGAGGGCGTTAGCCGTGACGGTCAGGTTCGTCGCCGTCCACGCTGCGTTCGTCAGGTTGTTCGGCGACGTGAGCAGGTTCCCGATGAATCGGGCCTCCCCATAGGGGCAGACGTCCAGCCATGGCCCGCGTTCCCACGCCTCCTTGATCGCGGGGGTGAACGAGCCATTCCAGAGCGTCGCAACGTCCGTGGGAATCAGGTCGCGAGAAATGCCGCAAAGGTCAGCCTCGCGGTTGACGAAATCCGAATACGCTTTGGTGGCGACGGCCATCAGGCGGGTTTGCCGTTCAGGAAGGTCTTCCCGTGGCGAAGCGCGTGCTGCTTCGGGCGCCAGCCCGGCGAACGATACTGCGGGTTGTCCGTGAAAAACGCGTGTACGAACGCCGGGTCATCCCAGCAGCCCGGGTATTGCAGGTTCCATCGGTGGTAGATGCGCCCGGGAACTTCGCCCATCTTCTGCCCCAAGCCCTGTTTCAGGGCCAAGGGGCCCTCGGCTTGGAGCTTTGCAGCCAATGCCGGCGCCTCCGCCTCGAGCTTGGCCTTTTCCGCCGGGAACGTGGCCACGACCTCGTCGATGGCCTCGCGCATGAACTGGCTGGTTGCTTCGTCGCTCATAAAGTGGAAGGGGAGGGCGGCGCCAGCTTCCCCATGAATTGCCGCCCTCCCCCGTGCTAAGCGTGGGCTAGATCCGTTAGCCCAACTTGGTCGTGTCGAGGATGGACAGGTAGATGTCCAGTTCCCCGGCGGTCAGCGCGGACGGCGAACCGCCCGTCGCGTTCGTGAACGTCGCGACCATCGAGGCGGACGCCGTGCCGGACACGGCATTCGCCGACAGGCCCGTGGCGCCACTCTTCACGCCCGCAGTCAGGATCGACTGCGCCGTGATGAAGGCGTTCGTGCTCGTGGTCGTGCCAACGATCATCGTCATCGCGGTCGTGCCCGCGAAGGCGGTCGTGACGTTGGCGAGGGCGTTCGTCGCAACCCACTTGTCGGGGGTCGCGCCGAGCGTCATCGTAACCGTGTCGGTCGAGCCCGTGCCGTAAGCGATGTCGGAAAACAGAACCTTGTATTTCTGGTTTCCGCTGCTCAGGCGTTCGATGTTGTCGAGCGGCGACGTGCGCGTGCGCGCGATGGTAACAGCAGTATCGGCCATGGTAAGTTCCTCCTGTTGCTGGGTTGTTGGTTAGGAGGTGGCGGCGAACTTGCCCAAGCCCGCCGGGTTCTTGCACATGAGCGTCAGCGTCGTGGAAACGAACCCACGCGGGCCGCCGCCCTGATCCTCGAGCTCGCGCGAGTACATGCCGATCATCGTGCCGATGCCGACCAACTCGCGGTTGATGACGTAGCCGCGCGCCTGCTGCTGCGCGGTGACGCTCCAGGGCGTCGCACCATCCAGGAGCCCGTTGAACAGGTCGGGGATGATTTCGACCGTGTGAAAGTCGCCCTCGTAGAAGGAGACATTGAGGTCGATTCGATGCGACTCGGCGTCCTGCGTGACTTGGTAGGTCTTCGTGGTGCCGTTCGAGCCGGTGGCGCGCTGGAAGTTGCTGATCGCCTTCTTGAGGTTGGGGCCAGCGTAGAGCGTGTACTTCCGGGCGCCGCCGACGCGCTGGAAGATGCTCTGGAAAACGGCGTTGAAGTTCGCCTCGGTGAGAGACGCCGTCGCCGTGGTGTCGATGGAGGCCGATGGCGTGCGGTAGGTGGCCGGGACGTCCGCCGGGCCCGCCGAGTCGATCCAGTCACCGAGGGCGCGGAGCTTGTTCGGGACTGAGCCATTGCCCTGCTGGCGGTCGTTGTCGGAGCCAATGCAGGCTTCGATGGACCGCTTGACCTCCTGCATGGCCTTCGTCTTCGAGTTGGCCTTTTCGGACGCGATGCCGGCCGGGTCGCTCGCCTCCTGCTCCTCCGAGACCGCCCACGGGCGGCGGAAGCGCTGGATGTACGAGCCGATGCGGGCGCGGTTCTCGGCCTCGTTGTTGAAGGCTTGGACGTCGCGACCCTCAACGACGCCCGAGAAGTCGACGGGCGCCAGGCTGTCCATCTGCCATTCCTGGTAGACGTTGGACGGCCGCGGGGTCTTGGGGAAGGAGGACAGCTTTGGCGTGTCCTCCGGATCGAGAATCGTCAGGAAATTCGTGAGGTCTTCACGATTCGACGGCTGATTGTAAGTGGTGGCTTGAGCCATGACTAGCGAGAGGTTCGAGCGAGTTCGCGTTGCGCGAGGAACTTGGCTGCATCGCTGCCGCTGACGTTACCTTTCGCCTTCAACTCACTCTCTGCCTTCGCTAGCTGCTGCCTCTGGGCCGTCGCCGGCGCGCGCGGGGCGCTTGCGGCGCCCGCACTGACGGCGGTCTGGTCGCTCGCGGGCTTCGGCGTCGGCGCCTTGGGCTTTTCCTTCGCCTTGCTCGCGGCTTGCTCGCGCTCCTGCATCGCCTGCAAGCCGACGACTGCCGCCCCAAGAAGCGTGTTCTTGAAGGGGCTGTTGTTCAGCTCGGGGTGATGCCTAAGAAGCATCTGCGCCGTTAGGTATTCGGGGGCTGTCCGGTCCCGGAGGAACGGAAACTTCTCGAATGCCTTCTGGTCGGCGTTATGCCGCTGTTGCAGGAACGCCGCGCGGGCCGGGATGTAATCGTCGAGGTGGGCTTGCGCCTCGCGCCTAATCTGGCGAAGGGACTCCTTCGTCCAGCCTTCGGGAAGCTGCTCGCCGTCGCGGGCACGCTCAAGGGCGTCCTCCGCAAAGCGAATCGCCTCCTTGGCGTCCGCGTGGAGCTTTTGCAGCCCCGCGATGTCCTCAACTTTCGCGAGAGGTGAACCGTCGGGAATGGCTGGCGCGGCGACTTGCGGTGAGTGGGTCTGCGCGGCCTGCATGTCGGCCAGCTGCGCCTGTACCCCTTGTAGTTGCGCCTCCAGCGCCTTCCGTTTCACCGTCTCCCGATTAACAATCTTCTGGAAGGCGGCCTTCTGCTCTGGCGTGAGAGTGGTTGACTGGGAAAGATCGTCGGACGCTTCCTCGGTCTCGGACTCCGTGTTTTGAATTTCGGCGGAGGCTTCGGCTTCGGGCTGCGTCTCGGCAGAGGTGCCCTTCGGCTCCTCTTCTGCGGCTGGGTTTGCGCCTTCCGATTTCTCGGCGACCTCCTGCTCCGCAGTCGGCGCGCTCTCCGAGTTGGCTTGCTCCTTTTTCAGGAACAGCGCAGCGGCTTGCGCTCCGGTCAGGTTGTCAGCGCCCTTCTCCTTGCCATCGCGCATTTGGGTTTCCCCGGGTTGCGAAGCTGCCCCTTGTGTCTCGCTTGCCATGGTTACGACCAAGAACGGATTCCCTTGCCACGGGTTGTTCGCCCCCGAGGGCGGCCATTAGCATAACTGCTAACCCGGCACGCGAAGAAGCACAACTAATAATCCTCCCGTCAACACAAATGTAACCCCGAGGGTGACAGCCTGCCTTGTGCTAGTCTCCCTCGACCTCTTCCGGCTTGGCCGTCCGATGCTGCTCAACGGCCGCGTCGTAGATCGATAGAATGGACGTGAAGCACCGAATTTCGCCGATGGCCGCGAGGTGGTTGCGCTGGTTGGCGATGACCGAATCCATCAGCGAATCCGCGATGGATGCCTCGCGCGACTCGCGCAGGACGGCCATGAACGCCTCGAACGCCGGCATCCCGACAAGCGGGAGCATCTTCTCGCGGATGCGTTCCTCGTAGTGCTTCTGGCGTTGAGATTGGATCATGCTCCGTAACGTCCGATCTTCGCGTTCTCCTGCTGCGTAGTCTGAAATTCGTACTGCTTGTACCGCTTCTCGACGCGCTTCTTGAACGGCTCGTCCTGCTGCAAGCGTTGCATGATGTCCGGCGTCTGCGCCCACTGCTGGATAACCTGCATTCCGATCTGAGGCGGCGCGCCGAGCGTGATGTCCTCGTCAAACCCGGCGAAGATTTTGGACAGCGCGTCCTTCTCTTCCTTCACCGCCTGCGCCGTGCCTACGTTCTCCGGCCGGATGATCCGCTCGGCAATGTTCGGGTCAATCGCCTCAAGCATCACCTGCAACCACTGCGCGTAGTCGACCTGGCCGTACTTGTCGCCGGTCGCAATCGCCTTCGCGATGGCCTCCAACTTCTGCCCCATCATCTCGAAATCCATGCTCTGGACGTCGAATTGAAGGTAGAAGTCCATCGATTCGCGCGGATCGCCCTTCTCAAAGATTCCTGGGGCCACCTGCTGCAATCCGATAACGCGGAAGGCCACTTTCTCGTCGCCGAACTGCTTATACAGCGAAAAAACCTGTCGGTACGCCTTGCACCAACCGCTTAGGAACTTATCCACGTCCTGCTGGTTCTTGAGGCCCGCGAACGTCGGGTCAGTCTCCGCCGAGACGAAGCCGAAGTAGCGGTTGAACGTGTCGGACAGGATTTTCTCGCTCTCCTCCGTGGAAAGGTCAGGCGCCGGCCGATCCGCGAAGTGATATTCGCCCGGACGCCGCTCCGGAATGCGCGCCCCAGCCCCCCAGCGCGCCGGCGGCCGCCCAATCGGGTACATGATCGGCGGAATGATCGCGAGCGACGCCGCGTCGATGCGCGAATCGCGGTGCGCCTTGATCTGATCCTGCCACGGCTTGCCCGGCTCAGGGATGCCGCGCGAATCGTGGAGTTTTCGCGAAAGATACTCCCGGCGATGCAAGACGAAGGGGTATTGCCCGTGTGCGTAGCCCAAGAGGCCAAACTTTGCATACCCTTTGGTGGTGTCGTCGGGAGATAGATTCGGGTTGAAGACCGTCAGGTAGATGCCGGGCACCCCGTCTTCGTCCGAAAGCCGCTGGTAAGCGTACACGACGCCGATCAACTCGTGGAAACGCTGCTCCTGCCAGATGAAGGAGCGTGAAACCGGGTACAGATACTCCGGCGGCGTCGCCGAAAGCCATTTTCCGCGCTGCGTTTCGATGGCCTTCTCCACCCACTGCTCGTCCCAGCCGTCCGTGAGCACAAAACCGCGGAGCTGCTCGGCCGTAAAGTACTCCACGCGGTAGATGGCCGGCGCGGTTTCGAGGTCCGTCGCGTAACTTGGGATGAAAAGGTTCTCGTCGAGTGAAAACGCGCGGATGATCGGCCTCGAGTACTCGCGCCCGAGCGTCGGGACGGTCGTTTTGCCGGTTTCCCGCAGTTCACGCAGCATTTTCTTCGCCTTGCGCGCCGAACAGCCGAACTGCTCCTCGAAAAGCGCCGCCAAATCGTCGTCGGCGATGCCGGATTCCAGAAGCGCCGGGATGTCGATGCTCGGGAACTGCTCCTGGAGCTCGGCAATCGACACGCTAGCGAGCGTTTTCTCCTGACACCGCTCCCAAAACTGACCTGTCGCCGCGATTCCCTTCTCGTTGAGGATGTTTGCGAGCAGTTCCACCTCGCGATCGATCTCCGGGATCTGCGTCTGGATAAGCCAGCGCATGAAATTGGAGACGGTTTTCGCGCGCTTGAGGTCGTTTCCTTCGACTGGCACCGCCACGAGGTTCGCTTTGCGGAACGCCATGCACTGCATGGCCACTTTCGAGTTGATCGCCTCGTCGGTGAGGAAAACGCGGAGGTCGGAGGCTCCGTCCCATGGCGTCGGATCGACTTTTGCGCCCTCGCGAGCGTGCTTCTTCCCGTCCTCCGATTGCCCGGACCACAGCGCGTAGCGAGTGTTGTAGTTGACCTGGCATTGGCTGACGAACGGCTGGTTGTCGCGGACGCAATCCTCCCACGCCTTCTTGAGCCACCCGAAATCCGGGCCGTCTTCGCCACGCGGCGCGAGTTGAAGCGCCGGTTCTGGCTGGGTAGTGTCGCCCGTGATGCTGCTCACGGCACAACCCTGTTGCTATTAGGCCGGCTTATTACAAGCCGAAATGAGGGTTGCGCCTAATAACACCCCGTCGGGTGGTCGTCCTTCATGTCCGTTAGCTCATAGTACTCTGGATTGCTGACGGCGATGTAGCGCAGGGCGTCGATTGGGTCTTTCGTCGCCTCCTTGCGGCTGTGCTTTTTGTACTCCGAGAGCGCGAAGATGATGTTCTGGCACCGATCTGAGACGAAGAACCTCGGCGAGTTGAGCGAGTCGCGCTCCTTCGTCTCGTCCCAACGCATAAGCCCCTTGAGTAGCTGGAGGCCGTTGTCCTCGTCCACGCCGGGAGCCGGAATGACGGTCATGTTCTGGTCGTCTAGGTCGGAAATTATTGTAGTCGCGCCTTCCTCGCTCTGCTTTTCCGCAGCGCCCATGCGCGGGTCGATGTACCGCTCGTAAATTTGCTCCTCTCCCTCTGCGTCGCGGATGAGCTCGACGTAATCCTTGATGCCGAACTTTGACCCTTTCTGCGCCGGGCCCGGCTTCCCGTCGGGATCGTTGCTCGATTCGGCCCAAACGTCGGCGTCCGGATACTCGCGGTAGACCCACCACGTTCCGCCGGAGTCAATCGCCACCCACGCCATGAACCAGCTTTTCGAGCCGGCCGGGTCTATGGCCATGTAACGCGTAACCGCGTATTTTGTGTCCTTGACGAACGGAATGTTTTCGTGCGGGACGACGTGGACCTCGCGGTCAAACCCGGTGAAGACGCCGGACATGCTTTTGGTCGGAACGCCGTAGCCGCGCGCGAGCAGTTCCGTTAACGGAATGTTCGCGTTCAGCTTCATGAACTCGTTCCAGTCGGTCCATGGGTTGTGCTCGGTCCACGCGTAGTAGATGCAGCACGAGTCTACGGAGAGGCTTTCCTCGATCAGCGGGAGCTTGCGATTGATTCGTCCTCCGACGAATGCCGACTCGAGCGTGCGGCGCCGCGACAGGATTTTCTCGATGGTGTCGTTCCAGCCGTCGATCACGGTGAACGTGAGCAGCATCCGGCCGTGGTACGTGAAGAGGCGATACCGTAGGGTGTCGAAGAGGCCCATCGGGATCGTTTCATCCGCCCAAATGAAGTGCGCCTTGATGCCCTCGATGATCTGGTCGTTTTGGGCGTACTGCGCGTAGTTGAAAAAGTTGATCGATCCGCCGCGCCGGCATCCAGGGTGGGGCGGAAGGATGCAAATGCCGTCGGTGAACCCGTTCTTCTGCGAATACTGGATGCTGTGATGCGTCCCTTTCTTCGTCGGAAGGTTTTTGATCGCCGCGGGGATCGCCTCGTAGATGAACCGCTGCTGGTCATCGATAGACCGCTTGTCCGTGACGTGAAAGCAGTACGTTTCCGCCTCGGGAATTGTCGCTGCGGCCCATACGGTCGCGCGGGCGCCGAATGTAGTCTTTCCGCTCTGGTTCCCGCCGAGCATGACGTGGATATTGTACTTCGTCCAATTCTCCTGGACGCGCTTCCACATCGGGAGTGACCACCCCTGAACGGGATTTATGCCGGCGCCGTGAGAGTCGATCAGGTCGCGCGCAGCCTTGTACTTTTGGAGCTGCTCAAGGCTCCACGTCTCCAGCTCGGCGCGGGGCTTTGGCGGTCGCCACAATACGCCGAAATCCGGGTGGAAATGGTCGGCGTAATGGACGCTACCGGCAGGCATGTTGCCAACTGTTCCACCGCTCGCAGACGACGGCGCGGGTAGGGGTCTCGTGGCCCTGCTTGCCGACGGAGGCGCATCCGTCGGCGCAGGCGACCTCCCACCATACGTCGGGGAGAATGCCGGTGAAGGTGACGCGGGCCTCGGCGCCGCAGTAGGGGCACGGCTTGAGGGGATCGTCGGTCATATGCCCAAGAGGGACCGCCACAGGCTCGGGCGCGGCTCGACTCGCTCAAAGAGGTTCCCCTCCGGGCCGCATGCTGCTTCAGGATATTTGCTCCTAAAATAGGAAGCCTTGTCCGGCTTTCCGCTATCGGGACTCCTCGGGGCCATAGGGTGTTCGCAGAAGTAGAAGTCTCTGCTGAAGCCGTGCTCCACCGAGCACCACTTGCAGTCTTTGCAGCAGCGTTGTTCGGTCGCCATGGCGCAACCCAGGTGGCTTACAAAGCAAGTGGCAAGAATGTAACCGCGACAGTTACGCTAGGGTTGTCGCCTAGAAGGAGGCCTTATACGTAACGATGCGTGTTACAGACGGCTTGCGGGTTTGTCCCGTGACTCGTGGCGTGAACGCATGGAAACCTACGTGCTGACGTCTTTCTGGCTAAACATGTTCGTGTTCGTCGTTTCATCTCTCAACATGAGCCTCCACAACTACCCGCGGACTCGGGAGGTGAAGCTGGGCGGCGAGGTTGCGACCGCCATTTTGGCCTTGGGCTTCATGGTGTGGTGCGCGCTGCTCCTGTGGATCAAGTGACCATGCGCCGCATTCTGATCGCCACGCCCATCCGCCAAGGCGTCTCGTCGGGCTACTTGCAGTGGCTGCTTCCGGTGATGAGCAACCCGCAGCTCCTGCCGGGGCGTGAGTTCGGCTTCTCTATCCTCGACGGCCCGTCGGTGAACTTTGCTCGCAACGAGCTCGCCCAATATGCTCTCGACGAGAAATTCGAGGAGATCGTTTTCGTAGACGATGACATGGGCGGCACGCTCGGTCATCTCGACCGCATCACGTCGCACGCGGACCGCAACATCGTCGGAGGCATTTACTGCAAGCGCCATCCGGGCAAGCCCCACTGGCTTGTGCGTACTACGCCAGGCGCCGTGAAGGACGACCGAGGGCTGATCCAGTGCGACTACATCGCGACTGGCTGGCTGTGGATTCGGTGTCAGGTGTTCGACACGATTCGCGAGGCGCAGCCATGGCGGGATTTCGCGGTGCCGGCGACGGACGAGAAGCCGGAGCGTGTTCTGCACGAGTATTTCCCGATGGGGGTCGTTGGGCCCCGGACGGCGGAGGAGAGGCTGGCGAAGATTCGCGCCGTCTTGAAGGGATGTCCGGAGGCCAAGCAAATCGCGAGTCCGCTCGCCACGACCTGCGATATGTTGAATGCCATAGTTGACGCCGTCTCAGACCATCACCCGCCCGGCAACCTCCTCGGCGAGGACTACTATTTTTGCCACGTCGCGCGCCAGTGCGGCTACAAGATTTACGCCGACCTCGAATGCGTCGTGTCGCACGTCGGCCGCGCGCCCTACCCGATCACGCAAAAGCAGGTGATGGCATGAACGGCCCGCGCCCGCTCCCCGGCCCCGAAGTCTACGCCGGCGTCGAATCCCTCGGCCTCGATGTGGACCGCCAGACGTGGGACTCCACCGACTCCCCCATCTTCGCCGAGATGATCGCCGAGACCCAGCCGCGCACCATCGTCGAGGTCGGCTCATGGAAAGGCTGCTCGGCAATCAAAATGGCCGAGCTGACCGAACACCTCGGGACCAAGATCTACTGCGTCGACACCTGGCTCGCCTCGCCGGAGCACTTCGTACGAGCGAACGTCGATTACAAGTTCCCGGTTTCCGCGCAGGGGCGCCCTCTGCTCTACGAGCAGTTCCTCGTGAATGTGAAGGCGGCCGGTTATGCCGACCGAATCATCCCCATCCTGAACACAAGCCACAACGGGGCGCAGATTCTCAAATTCCACAGCGTCACGGCCGAGCTCATCTTCATAGACGGCTGCCACGACTACTACCCGTGCTTCGCCGACATTGAGCAATACTGGCCGATGTTGACGCCCGGGGTGGGGCAGATGTTCGGCGACGACTTCCGCACGTTCCCCGGCGTGTTCCACGCAGTCCTTCGCTTTTCCCACGAGCGCGGGGCGAAGTTCCGCGAGAGCGGCAAGCATTGGGTGATGAAGCCATGAAGCATAATGACCACGCCGCAATGCAATTTATCTCCGATTTGCTCCAACTGCCGAGCTTTCGCGCATTGAATCACGCACAGCACATCCGCTTGGTTCCGACACGTGAATTGGACACCGCGTTGGCCCAGATTGAGCGTGAGCTTTCCATGCTGCGTGAGAAACGACCGCGCGCATCGTAATGGCCAAGCCACGCACAACCCGGCAGGATTGCGCCAATGAAACCCGCAAGCCTGTCGTTACCCGCCCTCGCCATCGCCTTGGCACTCTCCGGCTGTGCCTCGTGGAAGCGCATTCGCGTCAAACCGCGGCCGGCCGATCCAGCGTCGGTCGCTGCCGTTCAACGCGTCGCCGCCGAGATGCGTGAGGCCACGGTCGGCGTTGTGTTCACCTCTCCTTAATTCTATGGCGCAAACAGCCCACGTTAACCACGGCTTTTTCCACACGGCATACGATGGCAGGCGGAAGAGCTATTCAAGTCCGCTGCTCACCGTGGACATCCCCAACGCCACGTTGCTAACACCCAAGGTGCACGATGCAATCTTTCGCCTGCACGAACTTGCATACGCGGAGTATAAGGAACACCGCGAAATCGCGGCCTTAGAATTGATCGACGCCGCGATGCAGCGTAAGGCCCCATGAAAATCGGCCCCTACCACCTCCGCCGCGACGGCTGCTGGAAGGAGGTTCCGCAGCTCGTCGGCACGGGCAAGCCCGGGGAGGTCATTCCCCTTTCGGACCCGCGGGTTCGCTGTGTCCTCCGCCTCCTCTTCGAGTGGCCTTGGCAGAAGAAGGATCCGATGCTCAGGCGGTGACTTGGACCCGAACACCTCCCGCCGAGGACGGCTTCTACTGGTATCGGGACAGCCCTACCGCGCCGCCCGTTGTCTGCGAATGGAACCGCGGCAACGGCTGGCTCTGGAAACCCGGCGAAGCGAACCCCTACAGCGGGGAAGCCGAGGTTGATCGGACGCCAAACTGGCTTACCGGCGAGTTCTGGCCATGCCGGCTCATGCCCCCTTCTTAGACGACCTTCGAAGGAAATTCCGAATCACGGATTGCCCTCCAATCACAATGACGAGGACGCAAACCGGGAATGTCCACACGATCCGCCAGAGGAACAAGGCGACCACGCCGTACCAACTCCGTCGCCAGTGTCCGGTGGCTTCGCACACGACGTCCATCTTCCACATGTCGAGGGCGAAGTAGATCCCCACCGGCACCCACACCGCAATGGCGCAAACAATCCAGCTCATAGGGAAGTTCAAACGCTGCTCTGGTTCTTGATTTGCTGGTCAAAGAAACCCTCTCCCAAGTGTACCCGAGGGAGGCCCGGAAATGCGCCCAACTCGACCACCCATCCTTCGGGCGTCTTCCGCAGCCGATGGGCCCAATTCACGGTCTCCACCACGAGCCCGTCGACGTCGTAGCCCGATCGCTCCGCATATTCGGCCCACAGGACCAGGAGGTTGACCTCGAGCGCCGGAATTCGCTCCGCACCCGAGGCAACGGCGATCTTGCAATCGGGAAAGCATGCGGCGCGGTCTGGTTTCGGATTCATGGGGGCTGCTTAAAGCTGGAACCCGACCGAATCACAAGCGCCGTGGTGAACCCCTAATGCAACTGCCTCCAGTAGGGTCGCACACCTCAGAATCTCGGCTGGTAGATCGGATCGCCCTCCCGCTTATCGATCCTCACCCGCAGCTTAGCCTTCGGCACCCACTTTCTTCCACCCTTCCAGCAGCTCGCCAGCCTCCCATCCGGCAGCCGGATCATGAACAGCCGCGGGTTGGGCAATTCCCTCACCACCCAAGCCTCGCTCTCCTCCGGCCACAGCCCAACCACCGCCACATTAGCCGGGATACTTGACTGTAATGTAACGCCGGCTCCCATTAGGCCAACTTCTGGCTCGACAGATCGCCCTTTTTCCGGAAAATCCGCGTGCGCAAGCAGCGGAGGGGGCTCGACGCCCCCGGAGCTCTGACCCCTCTCGGTAAGCGGGGAACCCGCGCACCGAGCATCCTGCCCGACCGCGGCCAACGCCGCGATCACCTCCGGCTCGCCGTCCTCGCCGTCCTCGCCGTCCGGCCATGTTTCGACGGGGGCGGCTACCAGCGCCCCCACTGGCAAGCCTCCCGCCGGCTGCCCCGTCGCCGGCTCAACTCGCAACTGCGAATTTTTACCGTGCGGCGGGAATTGATCCTGATTCTGGGCACCCGGGGGTTCGTCGACCCCCGCCCCCCCTGGGGCGCACGCGCACGCGATCTCCGGCTCGGACGGCAGGGTAGGGGAGGGAGACAACGTGGCGCTCCCTGCGCTACTTAACGTAATGGGTGTAGTGGCTTGTCCGTTCACCGCCTGCGAAATGCTCGCAAGCCAGTCCGCAAGCCCGTGCTTGGAGGCGTAAGCCCGGGCTTCGACGTGTTTTTCGGCCTGCAACAGGCGCGCGATCCATGCGCGGCGCCCTGCGGTGCGGTTGGCTTTACTCATAAATGGGAAACGCGATGGAGAATCAATCCATCACGATACAACGATGCGTCTCAAACGGCCAGCGCATCACGCGCATCTGAGTTGAGCGAGCGACCCTTACCCTCGAGAGCATCAAGGATGGCGTTCTTGGGGCTGGCGCCGTTGAAGTTGTTGACCTGGATGTTGACGGAGGCGCCTTGGAGGGATGTGCGCCCTTCGAGGATGGCGGCCTTGTCGACGAGGACGGCGAGGGTGTAGGCGCGGGCGGCGGGCGGGATCTTTTCGAGCTCCTTGGCCATGAGGAGGAGCATGTCTTGGGCGGCGGTGCGAAGTTGGGCACCGAACTCGCGGCGCCAGACGTCGACGTCGCAGGTGAGGGCGCGGGATAGGAAACGCTTTTCCTCTTCCGTGAGCTGCTTTGTGGCAGTGAAGGCGGTTGATCCGAGCGCCGCGGAGACGGCAGCCGGGATGAGGGCTTGCGGATCGACAGTGTGCTTGTCGCCCATCTTCATGCCGGGCTTGCCTGCCATGGAGGGCAGGGAAGGGCGGGATTGTGGAAGGGCAAGCCTATTGTGTAATGGACAGGGGCGGCTGGATTGTGGCAGGATGGGTAGGTCGAAGGGCAATTCCGCCCGAGACGAACTCTAGCGAGTATGAACGACCATCAAAAGTTGGCCATCCAAGCGCTTTCATACCTGAAGGGCGACGATACCGCTCGCGCGCGGGCCGCGTTTCGCGGCATGACCCCTCAGCAAATGCAGGAAGAACACGGGGTCAGTGGCAGGACGCGCGCGCAGATTCTGGCGAGTTACGAAGCGCACGACGCCAAGGTGGACGCAGCCATCGCGTGGGTGACGGCCGCCAAATAGTCTCCTCGCTAGAGACCGGTCCCGCAAGGGCGCAAGTGGCCGAGGCCAGCCGGTTACGCGGTCCGCGTGGCTTCTAAGCGGCGCCCGTACTCCGCGATCAGGAGGGCGTCCGCATTTGCGTGCGTAACCTTGACCGCGGGGAATAGCTCCTGCGCCCGTCTCTTGGAGATGTTCTTGTCGCCCTTCGTGAGGCATCCCATCGCCTTCTGCCATACGCTTGGGGCAACCCACTCCAAGCGGAGCCCGAGCGCCTGGCACGCGGCTTCGATGTTGCCGACGCCTCGACCAAAGGTGAAGGCCGACACGACCCCCATTTGGGGCGAACTGGCCACGCGCTCGACGTAGGCGGTGTGCCAACCTTCGGCGCGCATGGTCCGGAGGATATCAACCAAGTCGCCGACAGTGTCCGGCATCTTGTGGATGCTGTAGGCATGCCCGTTGAGGTCGTCTGTCTGAATGCCGACAATACCGCCGGCTTTGCCCGGATCGATGGCGAGAACGGACCTCATGGCTTGTCCTCGTAGAGATTGGCCGCCCGCTCGGCGTATGAAATGTCCTCGCGCGGCACTCGCTTGGCCTTTGCCCCTTCCACGCCGGCCTTCCATGCGAGCGCGCAGAAGTACGGCGTCTCCGGATAGCCGGCCGCGCGCAGCTCGAGCCGGATCGCTCGCAGGTGGGCACGAGCGACGTGGGCAGTCTCGCGTACGGCGATGGGATTCGCGCTGGTGGCCATGCTGTGCGGCTTCGTGGAATGGCGATACCAGACGGCCGGCGTTATCTGGTAGACGCCTTTCGCGCCCGAGCGCGACGTGAAGTCCTGGCGTGAGTGCTCGACCTGGCGGATGGCGTGGAGCATCCGCTCGGGGTCGAATTGGGCCGGGGCAGGGATTGCGAACTGGATGGCCATGGAAGCTAGAAGTGATGCGGTCGGCATAGGGTGTCGGACGGTTGCCGGAAAGGTCAGTTGGCGCGCGGCCGGTTTCTGCGCGGCTTTCGCTCGCGGGGAGCGCGGCGGAGGGCGGGAGGGCGAGCGCGCATTCGTTCACGAAAAGTTAGCGGTGTGGCAAAAGCCCACGGCCATCTGGCGAGTAGTGTTCTCACCTCCGACTCTCGCGCCGGTGCGGGTGTGAATCGCTCGCCATCCCTGCTCGCCAGGGACGACAGCAGGTATCCAGCGACCGTGAAAAAGCATCCGGATGTAACCGCGCAAAGTCGGTCGCGAGGCTTTCGTCGGGAGCCTCACCGCTTTGCGTTCGCGTAGCTCATGAGTTGACCACAGGGCCTCAGTCCCTCCATCGCTGCGCACAAGCATGCGGTCGCCATCGACGGCTTGCACGGTCCACCGGTGAACGTTGCAGCCAAATTCCGCAGCCAAGCGGTCGCCTACGTTGAAGTGTTTGGGTTCCATACCTTCGTTCCCCGTTAGGCGGTGGTCCTCGCGGCGGCTTCCCACATCCGCTGCCGCGCGAGGCCGATTTCCGCGATGGGTTTGGCGAGTTGTCCGCGGATCGTGGCGTGCAGCGAGCGCACGCCGTCCTCGTGCTTTTCAACGTAGGCGCGGCCCATCCGCTCTTTGAAAACCTTGAGGAAGATTTCCACGTCGTAGCCGAAAATACCGTCGAGCGCCCGCACCTCCGCCTCGCTCAATTCGAGCGTGACGGCGAGCTGCGCGGAAACCTTGGAATGAATGACTTTGGCCATGGGGAAAATGAGGGTTCGTTCTAGAGGGTGTCGGCGATCGCGATGCGCTGGCCGATCCAGCGCATGACGGGGACCGCCATGGAGTTTCCCAGCGCCTTGTAACGCGGGCCGTCAGCCGCGAGTTTTCCGCGATACATGATGCGGGTGTAGTCGTCGGGAAAGCCTTGCAGGCGCTCGCACTCGCGCGGGGTGACCCGACGCACGGACATCCCGATACGCAGCCGCGTCCCGACCGGATCATGCCCAGGGCCGCCGGCGCGCAGCGTGCCTGCCTCGGGATATTCTCGGACGCCAGTCACGCACTCCTGAAAGGCAACGGCCGGCATGACTCCTCCGTTGGCGTGACTGCCGGTGTGGCCGCCAGCGCGCAGCGTCGGACTCAGTTCGCCGGCGTCGGCACCATAGTCTTTCGCCGAAAAGGCAATCGGCACCAGCGGCGTGCCACGCCCCGTTCCGTCTTCGCTCGCGTCGAATCCTTCGGCGCGAAGCGCGTGTGTCACGAGGAAGGAGTCTCTGCCGTCCCCACCGCACGGGCTGCTACCATCGAGAGCGCCACGCGTAACCGTTCCGGCAACTCTTTGGCCCGGTTCGCGGCGCGGCGCAGAATCCCCGCGCAGGCTTTCGGGCTCAAAAAGAACCGCTGCGGCACGTCGCCAGTCTCCAAGATATCCGACAACGAAGACGCGACGGCGTCGCTGGGGAACTCCGAAGTATTGAGCGTCAAGCACCCGGTAGGCCCACCCATACCCGAGTTGCCCCAAGCCAAAGAGGAATTGGCCGAACGCATTTCCTCGATCAGATAACACTCCGGGGACGTTCTCCCACACCACCCAGCGGGTCCGATACTTTCGAGCCAGAGCAAGAAAGACGAGGGTGAGATTACCGCGCGGGTCATCCAGTCCTTTGCGCAGGCCGGCGATGCTGAACGCCTGGCAGGGGGTTCCTCCAACAAGAAGGTCGATTGGTTCATCGGGCCATGTTTTGAATTTGGTCATGTCGCCCCGGTTTGGGACGTTCGGGTAGTGTTCGCCCAGCACCGCCGCAGGGAATTGCTCGATCTCCGAGAACGCGGCGGCGCGCCAGCCGAGCGGGTGCCACGCCACAGTCGCCGCCTCGATTCCGCTGCAAACTGAGATGTAGGAGATCACGCCTTTTCGTTCCCTACCAGTTGGGGTCTTCCTGACGCGTGCCCGCGCAGATGAACGGCACGCCGGCCGGGCCGGTGCGCTTGTGGGAGCGGAAAAGCCGCACGCTCCCGTCCCCGCCGGCGGGGACGTAGGTCGCGACGTTCTTGCCGCACACGAAACACGCGGCGCGCTCTTCGCGCACGGGCTCGGGCCAGCTCAGCGGGGTTGCTTTGGTGAATCGTGGCATTGGAGTTGTTCCATCAGGGTTTGCCGGTCTTGAAGACCAAGGCTCGCATGTCCGCCAGGTGCCGCTCGGTTGGGCGCAAGCCCGTGCGCCAAAGCTCGTCCATCAACGCCTGCGCCTGCTCGGGTTCGAGCGTCAGTGCGGGATCGTAGCGAAGCCCCTCCGCTACCGGCGCCATGACGATGGGAGACGCGACGGCTTGGCCGGCGCGGATGTAAAGCGCGATGCGGCCCATGTTCCATGGCTCGCGTTCGCAGAAGATTTGTAGCGGCTTCATCGTGAAAGCTGGTTCGTTCGGGTCAGAGCCCGAGGGTTTTCTTCAACGCTTCGCGCCGCTCGCTGTCGCCGTGCTTGTGGCCTTCGGTGTAGGCCCAAACGATCAGCCGCGCCTCTTCCTGCGTGGTCGGCATGTAGCGATAGAACGCACAGACCCCATCGGGGCGCACGATCTTGCTGGGGCCGCTGGGAGCCTCATGGTGCAGCTTCCAGCCTTCGCGGCCCTGGATGTCGGTCACGGTGGGAGCTTGCTCCTCTACCGGATATTCGCGTGAGCCTGTCTGGTGGGTGGCCATAGATTCGTTCGCTACACCGCCCGCTTGGCGCGCTTCCACGCCGCTTGGCACGCCGCCACCTGGACCTTGTTGGCGCGGAGGCCAGGCATCTCCCCGCGCCGCGAGGTGATCGTGCCGCCGGGGCAATAGCCGCGGACGCGGAATGCGACGATCCGAAACCCGTCTCCGGGAAACGTCCGGTCGAGATGTTCCTTGAACTCGGCGACGGTCATCACGCACGGCGGGAAGCCGTCGCGGTCGAGCTGCGCGTTCTCGTTTTCACGACGCGCGTGTGCTGGGCTGAATCGGTTGCTCATGGGGAAATTGGGTTCGTTCGCCTAGGTATTGGGCTCGAGAGCGCCAACGCGCACTGCGTAGTCCATGTAGCGTGCGACCTTCATCGCCTTCCGCTCCTGCGCGGCCTTGTCCTGCCAGTTCGCAGGCAACACGCCGCGATCTACCAGCATTTGCACGACGCCGAGCATGTCGTTGAGTTCGGCAACGATCTTCTCGCGGTTGGTTGGGCCGGTCGTGCCGCGTGGACCTTGTGGGTCCAGGGTGACCTTGTCGTCGAGGCCGAACCGCTGGGCCTTGTGGCACTCCTTGCCGACTTCGCCGCCCTCTTCTGCGAGGACAGCCAATAGGTGATTAGTCGCGTTCATCGGGAAAGCTTTCGTGCCCCTCAGCGCCGACGCGGCCACTCGAACACCAACGCGAGTAGGAAAAGGACGAGGAATACGATGAAGCCGATCTTGGCGATGAAGACGACGACGCCTGTGGCGCCGCTGAAACCAACGACGCCGCACAGAATGGCGACGATCAGGAATGCGAGAGCGTATTCGAGCATAGGTGTCGTTCCCGGTGGCTCAGTCGGCGTGCTCCAACTCCCACGCTTCGATTTCCTTTTTCGCCCCGGATTTCGTGTTCTGGACGATGACCTTCTCGGAGTGCCACGAATACCGCATGTGCTCGAACACGAGCCCGGAAATCATGTTATGGCCGTGCTTCCACTTGACCTTGCAGCCAACGGGAAACTCGGCCGCGACGGCCGCGGCCATTTCGCGCTCGTGCCGGCGATTCATCTGTTCGCGCTCTTCGCGGTGTTCGCGCCAGACACCACGGACGGATTTCTGCGCGGTCGTTTCGATTTGGTGGGTAGCCATAAATTTGTCCCCTTTGTTCGACGGCCTCAGCGTTTGATGGCGCGAGCCTTGTCGATGGCCTCGCGCGGGGTTTTGGAAAAGGTATAAGACTGGGCGTCGGGAAAGGTGAACACGCACCACTCGCCATGGACTTCGCTGAGGTCCACGCGGTTTGCTTCAATCCAGTCCAGCCGCTCCTTGTCCTTCGTCAGTTCTTCGATGTGCTTCGCGAGCCTCATCGTGGTCGCCTCGCGACCGCGCAGGAGCTTCAATTCCTCCGCCGTCTGGCGGAGCATCTTCACCTCGTCATCGTAGGTCCATCCGTGGCCGCGTCTCGCCGCCTCAGTTAGCTTTTCGAGGTGGTTTGCGAGCGTTGTTAGGTCGTCTATTTGAATTTTCATCGGAGATTGGGTTCGTTCTTAGCTGGGTAGCGCGGCGTCGGCCGTCTCGTTGAGGTGGTCGGTCGCCACGGCCACGATCTTGTCGGCTAGTGGCTCGCCCGCATCGCAGGCGGCGCGGACCTGAATCCAAAGTAGGCCCTTCCGGGCGAGCATCAACTTTCGCTCTAGTTCGTGGATGCGGGCTAAGTCGCCTGCGTGATGATGAGGTATCGCAGTCATTCGTTCCCCTACGGGTTGGCGTAGCAGATCTTGCAGCCGGCCTTTTTCGTCATTTCGCGGTGATACACCTCGATGAATCGCGCACGCCGGCCCTTGCCGCGGATGTCGCACGGCCGGACGCCGCAGAAGACCTCGTTGAAGTCGAAGTTCACGACGCACCCGACCTTGCGGACGATTTTCGCCGCGTGGTCGTAGCAATCGCCGATCTCGGCACCAGGCGACGGTTCGAGCTTCAGGTGAAGCGGAGGATTATTCTTCATTGAAGTTGTTCTTAGATGCGCTGCTGACCGGGAAGGCAGTGTTTCTCGAACGCCGCCCGCACGGCCTCGTTTTCTTGGCCTCCGCACAGCTCCTCTAGCTTGTCGCTGTAGCCCATCAGGTCGCCTACCGAGATCCCGACGACTTCAACGCCAGCCAATTGGTGAGTGTTCATCGGGTTCTCGCCCGCGTATTTCTCCGGGTCCGTGATCCGACACACGAAGGTCACGTATCTGCCTTTGAGGTCCATAGGGTTCGTTCGGCGTCAGGCGTGCGGAAGCTCCGTAGACTGCTCGATTTCTCGGTCAATCGCCTCGCGTAAGGGAGGCGTCGAAATCGCATTGCGGCTGATCTGCACAGCGAGGTTGGGGTGGTGCGTAGCAAGGTAGTCGATTCGCGCCACGTCGTCCGCGAATGCCATGATTCCTCGACGCAAGACACACACCTTGTCGTCAAAGAAGCCGTGTTCCTTCCACGCATCAGCCGCGCCTCCGGGGCGTCCGTTTTCAACGTCCTCCTGCGCCGATCGGTAAGCAGAGCGCCACACCTCCCCTACAAGCGAGGAAAGGTCTAACGCGCGTTCATTTGCTGGCTTCATGTAGGCTCCTTCGTTCAGTCGCAGTGGGTCAGCAGCTCAACGCGCTGCGTCAGCTCACGGAGCACGCGGGCAGCGCCGGCAACGTCGCCGACCATCCGGCCGCGCATGCCGCGGTTGCGGATTTCGACGGCGATTTGCTCCAACTCGTGGCTGATTTCTTGGAGAGCGTCTTCGCCCTCATCGTTGATTCTATCGGTGGCTTTCATTTGCGGAGGATGCTGCGAATCGCGGTGCGAATTTGAGCGATGTTGCGGTCGGTCGCGTAGCGGTTCCGGTACGTGGCCATGAGGCGGGAGAGCGCTCGGCGCTGGGTAGTTGTAATCTTCATGCGCGGTCAGTTTAACGCGGCGGTGAACCCCTCTTCCGGCAGTGGCTTCGTTCCCTACGGCTTGGCCGTGATGACGGTGTTGTCGGTGATCTTCACCGACTCCGCGCGGTGGCGCGCCTCGTCCACGCGGGCACAGCAACCCGCGATAGAGTGGACCCCGACCGCGCACGCGACGAAGAACACGGCGAGCGAGATGTTCTCCCACGCCGCGGGGCTCTGCGGGACGACATTGATGACGATTTTGCGGTCGTTAGGCATAGGTGTTGTTCGGGGTTATCGAGCGTAGGAGAGCAACAGCTTGCGCTCTTCGCGGAACTCCAACGCCCACCGCCGCATCAGCGTGCGGTTGCCGTTGTCCCGCGCTGCGCGCGCCATTTGTAGGGCTCGCCCGTAGCGGTCGGCCGAGCGGAGGAAGAAGGGTCGCATCGGGAGTTTCATGGGGTGTCAGCGGTTGATTGCCTTCGCTTCGCCGATGCAGCGGAGAAACTCCACGCAGTCCGCGGCCACCTTGTTTTGCGGATCGGTCTTGCGCACGAGGCGCACGAGCCGGCGACAGTAGGTCGCCAGTTCGCTGCATTCGGCGCTGTAGTCCCCGGCGTCCAGAATCGCCTCAGCGACCATGTCGCGGGTCGGCGCACCGTCGCCATTGATGCCGACAAGTCCGGCCTGCTTGCATCGCTCGAAAAGGGCCGCAGCCCGGTCGTGTGGTTCCATGGGGGTCAGAGCGGGATCAGTTCGACCTTCCGCTTTGAAGGCGCGTCCGGTTCGAGGTGGAGGGTGTAACCGCGCTTCGCGCGCTCGTGGACCGTCTGGTAAAGCCGCAACGCCTGCTTGAGCACGGCGGTCTTGCTCATGTCCTTTTCCGCCGCGAGCTGTTCGAGCGCCTTCGCCTCGGCGTCGCTGTGGTTGAATGTCAACGTAGGCATAAAAATTGGCCACCTTTCGTTCCGCGGTCAGGCGTTGGGTGGAGCCACGTCGCGAAGCGAGTCGGCCGACTCCTTCAACGCGGCAGCGGTTTGGTCCATTTCGTCGGCGTGGCTGTCGAACGCCATCCGGCGGGCACCGATCAACACCGCCTCGATGTTCCGGCGGCACCGGTGTTCGGCTTCGGTGATGAGGTCCCAGAGTTTCTTCTGATCCTCGGGCCACGTCTCCGGCGGACCGTCGAGATGCGCGGGTACGTGCTCGTTGCAGAGGGTCATGGTGGCCGCGCTGACTGCGGACAGCAGTTGGTGCCGCAGCTTGTTGGAGGTCTTGAGGTATTTGTTTTTGGGCATGGGTTCTCCTGCGCTTTCGTTCTTAGCTGGGTAGCGCGGCGTCAGCCGTCTCGTTGAGGTGGTCGGTCGCCACGGCCACGATCTTGTCGGCTAGTGGCTCGCCCGCATCGCAGGCGGCACGGACCTGAATCCAGAACAGCCCCTTCCGCGCGAGCAGCAGCTTGCGCTCAAGCTCGGCGATGCGCGTCATCGCGTCGGCGTAGTGGTCTGCGGAGCGGATCGGATTCACGGGCTTCGTTCCCCTCAGTTGCTCTCGATCCTGGCGGGAATAGCGTCCGCCCGATGCCTCGCCTCCAACGCCTCGACCCGGTCTGGTTTCGGCTGCTCGCACGCGTGCCGCTCGAGGTGGAGTTTCCCACCGCTAAATTCCGCCTGTTCCTCCGGCACGTCGACTGCGGCGCCTGCGACTGGACGCTTCGTGCCAGTCAAATCGGTACGGCCAACGAAGTTTACCTGAGCGAAAGTTTCAGGGACGAGGCCGTGTTCCTCGCCGCATTGTACGAGGACGGCTTTGCCGCGCGCCACGCGACGATAGGCGAAACGATTCTCCTCGGCATGGTGCGCCGTGGGCTGGCCGAGCAGCTTGCTGCGCCGAAGAAGGCGCCGACGCCCCAAAACGGGCGGCCGTGGATGTGGCCTTGAATAGCTCATGAGCGTATGGGGTGTCAGTTGTGGAAATTCTGGAACCGGGTGATATCGCGGAGGAACGTCAGCTTAATCGTTCCAACGGGCCCGTTGCGCTGCTTGGCGACGATCAGTTCGGTCGTGTCGGTCGCTACCTGGAACTGATCTCCTGCGGCTGCGGGACGCGCCATGAGGAGCATGACGTCGGCGTCCTGCTCGATGGC